GACACGTTCAACACTTCATAGCCGCTATAGCTGTTGGTGTTGTTGGTAGTCGTGTCGTTGTACATGATTTCCTGGAGGATTACGTTACCGCCAGAAAAGGTCTTTACGTTGCCACGTTCCTTCAAACGACGAAGAAGCGCGTTGTTGTTGGTTACGTTGTCGGCCAGTTCACCAGAGCGAGACTGAATGTTCGTCGCAATGATGTCACTGATCGAGCTATTGGCAAAAGCCATGATAGACTCCTAGTGTTTCATCAAATACGCTCGTTCATGCTGTCGAATTGTTCCGACAACAACGAGCGTCTGTCTTGCGCTTTGGTAGTCGTGTTACTCCCTGGCGTGGAGCTTCTGACACTGACCGCTGCCGCTCTGGCTGCTTTCGCTGCCCTGTCAGCCGTTACTCGGCGGCTGCTTACCTGCTGGGCCTGTTGAGCCTGCTGGGTGGACTGAAACAACTTGTCATCCAGGCGTATCGCCTTGTCGTAAGCATCCTCAAGAGTCGTCGCTACACCGCTCTGTAGAAGCGATATCATCGTAGGACGAGCATCCTCAAAATGCTCCTTCTGCGTTGCGAACTTGGCAATGTCATTCAGAAGCACCTGATTCTGGGCTTCTTCCTGCTGTTGCTTCCATCCGTTGACTTCGCCACGAACCTTGTTGAGTTCGTTTTGAAGGGCGTAAACATTGGGATCCACTGCCCCTTGTGGGGCATATTGGGATACACCCCCCAAATCTATGCCATATTGCTGGGCCAACCTAGAAAAATATTGCGCTTTTTCCTGTGGATTGCTGTTTCTAAGAATATTGTCAGCTTCCATCAATCCCTTAACAGCAGTTGGGACATCAATCCCTAAACCCCTAATGGTTTGCATATAGGGTTCTACAACCGTATTGATGGAATCTGCAAAATGCGCCTTTGAAATCAGTGGCTCAACGCCAGCCCGCATCTGTTCTTCGCGCTGATAGGCGTATTCCTGAAACCGGGGATCCGCTGTTTTCCAAGTCTCATGGAACTCCTTCTTCCATGTTCCCGGCGGACGTTTCCAGACCGGCTCATCCACGGACTCAGGAACTCGTTTAGTTTTCCCTGGCGCATACTTGCCATCAATTTCCCGATTTCGTTCATTAGCCGCAATTTCAGGCTTGGCAACTTCCGGCGTTGCAACTGGTGCCGACTGCTCCGCAAGCGGAACCTCGGGAGCCTCGTCAAACTGCTGCATCAACAGTTCTTTACGGCTTTCATTGTCAACGGGTACGATTTCGGGATTCATTGTCTACCTCTGGTTTTCGCGTAGCTGTTTCATAATCCTGTCGGCTTGCCGATCCGTCATGTTTTCAAGCTGCTGATGAAGAATCCGGCGACGGGCATCGCGGCTAGGTGGCACAGGTTGACGCACCTCCATCTTTTCATTGCCGATCTCAATGCAGTTATGTTCACGCAAATGTGCGCGATGCTCCGATCTGCTAGTGACCATATGGCCGTCAATCATCGACTGGTATGGCTGAATATCTGGAATAAAAGTGACCTGTGCATCGGGTTTTCCCCGTGTAATTTCAACAAGCCCGCCCGACCGATAGACGTAGGTTGTTTTCATATCAGCCTCATTATTGCTTCTTCATCGTCAATCTCAGCCCGCAAAAGATAGATTTGCTCAACCCGTTTCAAATCGTTTAGCAACGCATCAAAGTTAATTGTTGCAATTTGTTTCGGCTTTTCCTGTTGCAAAAACGGCTTGATAATCTTTTCCGCATCTTGAGGCCGGCCTTCAACAACCATTTCATAGGCTTTGATTAGGTCCAGCCGCCGCTTTTGTTTTGCCGCCAACTCCCTATCAAGTCTTTTCTTGAATCTTTTGCCGTCATGGGTGTCATCGACAACAACGGTTGGGACAAAGTCCCAGGTTGCGTCATCCCATGTTCCGCTATCCCAGCCACCGTTCATTGCAAGACTTCAATACCCGCCGCCCGTCCATCCGCACCTCGCACAATCCGTTTCGGTGCCGCCAAAACCTGCATCACGCCGCTAATGTGATTCATGGTCTGGTTCTGCATGTCGGCAATCTTGTTCATGGTTTCACGAACATGGTTGCCCAACTCCGCTGTAATCTTGTCGCTTGCGGCGTTTGTTGCCTCGATTGCCGGAATATCCATGCCAGGATTGGCACCAATGCGGGCAACCAGCACCTTGGTCGCTGCTTCAAGTTCTGCCTTCCAGCGGTCAAACTGTTCAGCCGCAGCCACTTCCTGAGACTTCATGGCCATCTCATGCTGCATACGCTGACCCTCCTGCTGCGCGGACAGGTTTGCCTTCATCTGCTCGATTTGCATGTCGGACTGCAACTTGGCTTGCTGCATCTGCGCGTCAAACTGCGCCTTGGCTTGCATAGCCTGTGCATCGGCCTGGACACGCATCTGCTCGGTCTGGGCAGACATCTGGGCTTTCATCTGTTCAGCTTGCTGCGCCGCCTGGGCCTTCATCATTTCAGGATCGGGCTTAGGAGGCTGTCCAGCAGCTTGCTGTTGAGCGTTTTTAATCTGATCCAGTGCGGTATCAATCAAACCCTCAATGCCCTGTGCGCCCTTGAACGCCGTCACGCCGTACTTCAACAACCCGATCATCATCGGGATCATCTCGGGGCTTTGCTGACCAATCGGCAAAGCCTGTGTCAGGAATCCGCCAAAGGCTTGCAGGAACGATATCCGGTCCTGTTTTGCCTGATTTTCGTCAATCTGCACCAAACTGTCGGCATTCACCTCAATGCGGAAACTGCTAAGCGGATCTGACTGCAACAGTTCCAGCGCCTGTGGAATCAGCGCCTTGTCCTCGTCAGTCATTTGCTCGGCAGCGGCATAGTCCAGAATTGTCTGCGGCTGAAACCTGGTGCAAATGATCTGGGCCTTCAGCCGGATAATCTCGGTGGCAAACAACGCCACCTCATCCTGCAACGAACGCAACCGCAGACCGGCATACTGGCCCTTGATCTGTTGTGCGGTCGCGGTTTCATTAGCATTCGTCTGGCCGCGAATAATGTCGGAAATGCCCGTGATCTCGTAAATCTGCGACTTGATGTCCTCACGAGCGCGATAACACTGCATCAACGCATTGGACAGCGTATCTAGCGGCAGCAAATCAATACTGCCTTTCAGCCCACCCTTTTCGCCAAAGGCCATCCACTTATCAACCGGGATCAAACTGTTGTTGTCACCCTCGGTCAGCAACCGCTGCAATGCCGGCTGGCTCGCATCGTAAACCCTGCGCGCCCGCAAGGCTTTGATCAGACCGTCAATCCGGTCTGACAGGATATCCAGCTCCTGCGCCTGATCCTGGTACAAAACAAAATCCGGCACCGGGACAAGGCTGTCGCTGGTCAACGTAGAGTAAAGCGGCTTGGAACAAGGAAAAAACCCCTCAAGATCAAGCGGGTCTTCACGCTCATCAACAAAATCGGGCGATGACTTGCTGATCCAGTAAACCTTGTCGGCTTCCTTATCCCAAAGTTCGCAAATCTTGGCGCGGGTGTTATCACGCTGTTTGGTGCCGCTGTAACCCGCAAGCGGCTCAGGACCGGAATCCAGCGGAATCGACTTGGCTTTCTTTTCGCCAAAACGCTCGACCAACGCCTCTTTGGTCATATAAACCCAACGCCAGACAGCAGTCACCTCATCCCATGTACGGGCCGTTGAATGGCCAAAGTCCTTCCAATGCACGTAATCAGACGGCGCACATTCGTAGTCGATCTCCTCGGCTACTTCCTGCTGGCCGGCAGTTGGATCTTCCGCACCCGGCATCGGGCCTTCCGCGCCATTTGCCAAAGCCGCAGGAGCAGCTTCCGGCTGTGAAATCGCAGCACCAGGCAATGCACCGGGCGACCCGCCCAAGATGCCGCCCGGTGCCCGATACGAGGACCGCACGGGGGAGGAGCCCACATCCTCGTATTTATCTTCTTCATTCTCGACAACATCGGTTATCTGCAAGCCATCTTCCGGCACATCCTGCTGCCGAACATGTGGCTCGTACCGAACCCATGCAACGCCACGGCCACCAAGAAACCGATCCTGCACGGCGTAATTCATCGCATTGCGGAAATCAGGGTAATGCTCGATCTCAAAATCCAGCGCCCGCTCAATCAACTGCGCCGCAACCCGGCCAACCTTGTCGTTGTCACCAAAACGGCGCTTGGCATCAGCCGTTGGCAACCTGGCATAAACCGCCGGAATCAACGTCTGCACGTTGCTCCACAGAATATTGAACTTGGCCGTTTCGTTACCAGACGCACTACGGGTGTCATCACGATACCGCTTGATGATCTTGGTCGTGCGGGATTCCCACTTTTTGAACTCGTTGTCATAAGCGGCAATCATGGTCAGGTATTTCTGCACACCCGTCGCTACTGGCTCGGCCATAATCTAATCCTTGTTGCGTGCGGAAATAGCCCGCGCCTTGGCAACCGCATCCGATTTGCTCGATGCGCCCCATGCCCTCAATGCCAGGGCCAGGCGCGTAGGCTTGCCGTTTTCAGCCATAGGCCCCGGCATGTTGCCCATGCGGGCCAGAAACGATGCACGGCGCGGATTATCGCCGGCCTTGACCGGAGCCTTGAGCGTGCCACCAGTCTCCGCATGGTAAGATGCACGGCCCTTGGCGTTAAGGCCACCAGCCGGATTCTTGCCTTCACTGCGCGTCCATGCCGCCGTCATTTCTTGGGCTTCTCTTTTACGGTCTTGGCCGATTCCCTGAACGCTTCAGCACTCGGCGCACCAGGCGAACCGGGCTTTCGCATCCGCTCACCAGAACCAGCCTTGATGCGTTCCTGCTTGGCCAAAATGTTGGCATATAATCCAGGCTTGTTCATTATCGCCGCTCCTATGCCACCAAATCCATATGCCGCGCCGCCCATTCAGCCATGTACGCCTTGCGTGGACCGCGAAAATGGACAATCACCGGACGGCGACCATCCTCAACACTCGTTGGCGCATCGTTGTGCATGAACGCCGGCATCACTAACAGATTCCCGTAATGCCGCCGATACAAACCATGCTCAATCGGCACATCCAAAGCACCAGCCAACGACCGCTGATCGTCGCTCCAGTTATCACCGCAATGCTTTGCCGCCAACGCCCACACAGCCGCCGCTTCTGACCTGGCACCCGCCGCCACCAGCATCAAACCAGTGTTCAGATGACAATCCATAAACCCGGCATCCACCGTGACGCCAATCGCAAAGTGGCCATCCATCAAGGCCGCAGGATCATGCCCAACCAAACCATCCGCGCCAATGAACGCAATGTCATCGTCATAACCATCCGCGCTAAGGAAATCAGCCTGAGCATGAACCAGCGCCGGCATCAGTTCATGCGGCATCGTCGTATCGACAAAACAATCAAAATCAGGCATTTCAAGCGCCCCGGCAGCATCGGTAATAACTACCTGCCTGTGGCCATACCGTTCCACGCTGCGGCGCTGCAATGCCAGATATGGCCGGTAATCCTGCCACATCGGATGATCGCGGCGCGGCGCATAGGTTGACGCAACAATCATGACTGAACCCTGAGCCTGGCCGGAATACCCATCACGGTCATGCCACCAGGAACATCTTTGGTAACAATGGCGCCAGCAGCAATAACAGCACCGTCACCAATCTTAACACCCGGCAACAGAATCGCCCCCGTGCCAATCACAACATTCCTGCCAATAACCGGCGGCTTAATCATGGTGTGCCGATAAACGTAATTAACCACATCAATGTGCCGGTCATTAGCCATCGACACATGCGGGCCGATAAACGTACCCGATCCAATTACAGTGTTGCCGGTAACATTAACGCCTTCGTTAATCCGCACATTGTCACCAATCGTTACACCATAGCTAATGTAACAATTAGCCCCAATGATGCACGATTTGCCAATCACAACATCCTCACGAACAATCGCATGAATGCCAACAAGCGTGTCGTCACCAATGGTCACGCCCGCAAAGACAACCGCAAACGGGCCAACAGATACGTTGCCGCCCAATCGAACAGGCAACCATGCACGATGCGTCTTGCGCCCAAACGCAGCCGACTGCTCAGGCTGATAATCCAGAATGGCAGTCGAATGAATCACTGACCACCCATCGCCGCCTGCTGCATCGGCATCGGTGGCTGCTGCTGCATAGGCTGCTGCATCGCCGCTTGCATCGGCATCGGCGGCTGGTTCATCGGCTGCTGCATCGGCATAGACTGCTGCTGCTGCTGCAGAACACTCAGCAACAATTGCGTAATGCCACTTGGCCCGCCAAGCGCATCAACAATCTGCTTCGGCACCACAAACTCACCGCGCTGCAAAGCCGCATAACCATCATCAGCACCAGCAGGATCAGGACCACCAAGCTGGTCCACAACGCCACCAGTCGCATACGAACCCAAACCAGACATGCCGTACCCCTCGCCACCCATCGCACCCGAATACCCCGTATCCGGCGCAGCAACGTCGCCGCCAAAAGCCTGGGAACCAAACGTGTTGTAATCATTGTTTGGCTCAGCCGCAGACCTGCCGCCAAGCAAACCACCAAGGAAACCGCCAACAGCCATTCCAACAGGACCAAATGGCGCACCGAGCAAAGAACCTATGCCGCTCCCTATCGCCGTGCCTTTTGAATTGCCGCCCATATAACCGCCAGCCGCTGAGCCAATCGCTGAACCAACCGGACCCGCCATGCCGCCAAGCACCCCCCCAAGCGTGGAACCCGCCATGCCACCAAGATTCAATCCCCCTCCAGAAGAAGACCCCTTGCCCAGATAATCAGGATTGGGACCAACGCCAATCGCGTTGCTAACCGGAGCAAAACCAGCCTGAACGTCATAATCAACCCGCCCAGGATAATCCGCCGTGTAATCCTGCAACCGGCGGATCATGCGCTAAACACCCCAACCGCAACA